ACCAAGCCCAAGAACTTCGATGACGCCCCCAGCGTCGATGTTCGGATTCTTGGGATGAACTTGGCCAAGATTCCGTTCTTGAACCAGGCTGCCGCCGCGATGAACAACGCGATTCCCGAGATTCGCTGGCTGGGAAACAAGATGTTCTGGGCTCGCGTCGCTCCTGTAGATGCCAACGGCAACATCATGCCGCAGCGTGCCACGGTGACCGAGAAGATTTCCGGGATGCGTCGTATTGCCGAGTCGAAGCTGCGACGCAAGTATGAGGCATCCCTTCATACCTACATCACGGGGGAATCGGACCTCAACAATGTTTCGCCAGCGACCAGGGTCTCTAACCACTGGCGATTCACGACCATCGAGCGGTTCAATCGTGAAGTGTACTTCGAGATCATCAGCCCCAACTCGTCGGCCAACAAGGCCGTCAAGGAGATGGCTGATGCTTACCGCACCCATTTCACGACCATGCGGAAGATGGGCGAGGAGGTCGGCATTCGCGGGTTTGCTGGTGCAGACGCTAGCGGTATTTACTTCCCTCGTCTGTGGAAGTGGGAGCTGATCGACAACTTCGTCCGAAATGACGAAGATCTCAAGACCTTGGGGATGCTTATCCGAGAGTCGCTCCAGATTCCCGTGGTCGCCTCGGTTGACGATGCGGCATTCAAGGCCGGCAATGCGATTACCATGCAGGGCCGAGATGCCTTGGCGATGTACCTCGCGGAGCGGCTGAGGCAGCTTGCCCGAGGCGAGAACAAGAACGCCTACCTCGATCTTGATGAGGTTCTACTCCAAGTCCTCCGAGAAGAGGGGCTGCCGCAGAGTGCAAAGAATCTCGGTAAGGGGTCCTACCTGACTCCCAGGGGACGACGCCGGGTGCCCATGGATGTCTCTAAGTCTGTGGATCTTGGCAACGGCCGGACAGCATCCCTCAGTGACTTCCTCGAGATGGATGTTGTCAAGGCGACCGAGGGCTACAACCGGAGTGTCTATGGTGCCATCACGGAGCGTCTGATTGTCAACGAGTTCCGGGATGAACTGGTTGCCCGTGGTTTCCGAGACATTGACGAAAAGACTCCGATGGATTCGTGGAGCGATGTCACCACCTACCTTCGTTCAGTGGCCGGCAAGTACAGCCCCAAGGATGAACTCGACGCTGGCATCGCTCACTTGGATGAAATCATGGCCGGCATCCGTAGCGAGCCGATGCCGACTTACAGTGAGTTTGGTCGGCTTGTCAGCCCATACTTAGGACGACTTCAGAAGTACGCCTACCTTCGCAATGGTTTTGCGTTCGGCTTCTCAGCTATTGTCGAGTTCGGTCGTGTCTTGGGCCGTACCTCTGCCACCTCGATGCTCAAGCAGATGCCGGTGTTCTCGGAGTTGGCCAAGGCGGCCAAGGCTGGGAAGATCTCCAAGGAAATCTCCCCGCTGCTCAACTGGATTGATCACGCCATGGGCACCGGCACCGACCGACTTCGACGAGTCACCCTGGAGGTCGTTGACAGCCGTCTGAATGCGGTGGAGCCGCAGGTGAAGAAGAAGTGGTTCCGTGGGTTGGATGCTTGGTTCAAGCGGAACATTGATCCTTCCCTCAATCAAGCTACGACCGTGTTCTCCGATGTCACTGGCTTGGCTCCCCTTACCACGGCCAGCCAGCACATGATGACTTTGTCCCTGATCCAGGAAGTCTTTGACAACGCGGCCAGTGCAAAGCCGATTTACTCGGATGTCCTTTTGGCTCAGTGGGGCATCACCCGATCCGAATTCGACGCCATCCGTAAGGCTCTCAAGAAGAACGCCAAGACGGATCGCTTGGGTCGGGTCGTTGACATCGGAGAATCCAACTGGGACCAAGGCACCTACGGCAGGTTCTTGGAATTCCTCGAGCGTGGCACCATCTCCTCCATTCAGGATCCTCCGACTCGCGGAGACTTCTCGAAGGCGTTTTGGACGCCCATGGGCCGCCTGCTGACGCAGTTCAAGACCTTCAATCTGAAGGGCGTCTCGAACTTCCTGTTGACCTCGGCTCAACGCCGGGATGCCAGGGTGTTCAAGGAATACATGGCTCTGATGGCCTTGGGCACAATGACTCAGATGGCCCGTAAGGTCGTATTCCAGCCGGCATTCAAGGACGAGAAGGAGCGGAAGAAGTACTGGGAAGATAACTTCTCAACGCAGGCAATCATCGCGTATGCCTTGTCTGGTCCCACCGAGAACTACCTGATTACTTCTGGCATTGACTCGATTGCCCAGGCTCTTACTGGTCAATCTGTGATTGCCCCCCGAGTCCGGTACAGCGGACTCGATGGCGGGATCTTCAACCCGTATTCCACCCCGGCCGGTAAACTGGTGGAGGATGTCACCCGGGCTGTCCGTGGACCGATCAGTGCCGTTGTCCGCGAAGACCGTGACTTTAGTGCCACAGATCTGGGGGCGATTCGATCACTGCTCCCAGCTAACCGTGCTTTCATCATTGGAGATGTCTTGAACGGGATTCAGACTGGCGTCACTAACTACTTTGATCTGCCGGCTGAGAGTGCCGTGAAGCCCTGATTCGCACACTATAAGGAACAACCCACATGCCCCTTTCTTACAACGCTTACACCGCCACCTCCGGCCAAACCGTGTTCGCCTTCACCTTTCCGGTGCTCTCCCAGGATCATGTCAAGGTCTCCGTGAATGGTGCTGATCTTGCGTCCAATCAGTACACCGTGGCGACTTCTCCGTCGTCTCAGGTGACGCTGACGAGCGGGGCAACTGCCGGCCAGATTGTTCGTGTCTACCGTCAGACTCCTGGTCGAACGACTGGAGCGGCCGTTCCGTTGGTTGACTTTGTCAACGGTTCGGTGCTGTCTGAGGACGACTTGGACAAGAACAGCAAGCAACTTCTGTATCTGGTGCAGGAATCGGACGATACGGGAAGCGGGGCTCTTCCGAAAACCGTGGATGAACTTGATTGGGATGCCCAGAGCAAGAAGATCCGCAACCTTTCAACTCCTGTTACTGGCACCGACGCAGCCTCCAAGTCCTACGTCGATAACAAGTTCGCGTCCGATGCCATGATTATCAGTGGGGGCAATTTCGATGCGGAATCTCTTCGCATCAACAATGTTGCCGACCCATCCGCAAATCAAGACGCGGCCACGAAGAAATACGTTGACGACAAGTTTGTCAGCGATGCGATGATTCTGAGTGGCGGCCACTGGGATGGAGAGACAAAGAAGATTCAAAATGTCGTAGATCCGACCGCTAATCAGGATGCTGCGACGAAGAAGTATGTCGATGACAAGCTAGTCAGCGACGCCCTCATTCTGAATGGGGCCGTTTGGGACGGAGAATCCAGGCGGATTACGAACGTCTCCAGCCCAACCAATACCAACGATGCCGCCAATAAAGCGTATGTTGACGGTGTATCCGTCTATGGTGGTGGAATTGCGTCGCCCCAAACTTGGTCTTTTAGCGGAACCGGGTCTCAGTCCACGTTTACGCTGGCTAGCCCCGATCCACTTACCACTGACACCAACATGTTCTTGGTCGAAGTTGGTGGAGTGATCCAGCGGCCCATTACGAATTACAACATAAACGCACCAAATCAACTTGTGTTTGCTGCCGCTCCGCCGTCTGGGACCAACAACATCCTGGTTCGCAATATTGGAGCGACCAGAAACGTCCTGGCGTTCAACGATGCGTTGACTTTCAACGGCGATGTTGCCATGGCGGCGGATCTCAATGTTGATTCGGGAATGTTCCGTGTACGATCCGCTTCTAATCGGGTTGGCGTGAACTGTGACCCTTCAGTCCTCTTTCAAGTCAACATCCCCCAAGAGGGTTCAATTACAAATGTTGCTAGGATTGGCGTTAACAACACCAACTCATTGAATTTCCTCGCTCAGGGCGGAAATTACATGGGTATTGGGTACAACCTGTTCTCGACCGCCGGGAATACTTATTCGTATATTGGAGCGGATAGAGCCAGTCTTCTGCGGTGGCAGAACGGTGGTTTCCAGTTCTACGGTACCGGCACAACGGGAACTGCTAACGGCTCGGCAACCATGAGCCTTTTGGGAGCATTCACCAGTGACGGTCGGCTGGGGGTCAACAAAAGCACTCCAAGCACAACCCTTGATGTCAACGGCACGGCAACTGCCACGGCATTTTCCGGCCCTCTAACTGGAAATGTTACTGGCGATGTTACGGGCAATCTTACTGGTACCGTTCAAACGGCCGCACAGCCAAACATCACGAGCCTGGGAACTCTCTCTTCTGCGACGATCTCTGGCAACCTGACGGTAGACACCAACACGCTGTTTGTGGATGCAGCGAACAACAAGGTCGCAATCGGTACCACTACTCCCCCTGGTTCTCAGAAACTGCATGTTGAAGGCGACGCACTGATCTATAATGGCAGGTTGGCGGTGGTCTCTTCGCTCGCTCAATCCGCCACATTCGACTCAACCGGCAACACTTACATTGACCTTTATCGAAACGGGACTCAGGAAGTGTTCCTGCAAGCGACGCCAACGCGGGCTCTTGTTGGAACAGCCAATAATAAGGCGTTCGCAATCAGTGTCGTTGGTTCGGATCGCCAGCTCATCGACACCAGCGGAAGTGTTATGTTTGGGCCTGCCACTGCGATTGGAAGCATTAACGCAAATAATCCAAGAGGGTTGACTCTTTATAGCCCAACCTCTAGCGCAAATTACATGTGGTACACGGGTGGGAATCCGTATCTTGCTTACTTTGAGACGAAGAACACAACCAGCGATAACACCACAGGTTTCTTCCAGTTCATCGCGGCTAACGCCACTGTTGGAACAATCAAGGTAAATGGATCCGGTGTCACCTATAACACCACTTCCGATTACCGCCTGAAGAAGGATGTTGTTCCCTTGGCTGGGGCGTTGGATCGTGTGTGCAACATGAATCCGTGCTCTTACACTTGGAAGGACAGCAATCGACCGAGTGAGGGATTCTTGGCTCACGAGCTTGCTGAGGTCGTTCCGTATGCTGTTTCCGGTAGTAAGGATGCGGTAAACGGCGATGGTTCGATTCTCCCCCAGGAAGTCAGCCTGTCCAATGTCGTTCCCGTACTCGCGGCGGCGATCAAAGAGTTGAAGAGCCTTGTTGATGCCCAAGCCGCTCGAATTGCCGCTCTTGAGGCGGCCCAAGCCTGATCAGTCCTCCAAATAAATCCGGACATAAACCATGCTCAACCTCATTCAGCCGGCAATGACCGAAGGTCTCCTGAAGACATCAAACAATTTGTCCGAAATTCAAGCCTCGTTGGACACCACCTACACCAACATTGGGCTGGATCAAGGTCTTCCCGTTGGCTGCATCTTTCCCTACGCAGGAGCCACAGCCCCCACGGGCTGGCTGTTCTGCAACGGTCAGGCCGTGAGTCGAACCGTCGAATCGCAGCTCTTTGCCGTCTTGGGAACGACTTACGGAGCCGGAAACGGGACTACTACCTTCAACCTTCCCGACCTTCGCGGTCGAGTCATCATCGGCAAGGACACCACGACTGGTTCTGCCAACCGTGTGACCACTGCTGGCTCTAATATTGACTCGACGGTTCTGGGTGCAACGGGAGGTGCGGAGGAGCTGGCTCTTGATGAAGCGGGAGGGCTCGGCAACAACTATGTTGTGGATCCCATCAATGTCCAGCCGTCCATCGTTTTGAACTACATCATCCGTAGCCGCCTCAGCGGTCTGGCTCCGTAATCATGAACGACGAGTTGTTCCTGGCCCTTGGTAGACTCGAGGGCAAGATGGATGCTCTGATCCAGATGCAGCATGTCCAACAAGAGGAACTCAAGGCTCACGATGAGCGGATTCGGAGTCTCGAGCATTCTCGGGGCACCTTTCTTGGAGCTGCGGCTGTCGTTGGAGCGGTGGCTGGCGGTATTCTTAACCTCGTACTGCGGAGCGTCCATTGAAGAACGAACTGGACAGGATTCTCGGCTCCCTCCACACAGCTTTGGCTGCGGACCTGCTTCGGCGGATCCAGGAGGGCACCGCTACTGCGGCCGACCTTGGCGTCGCCCGTCAGTTCCTGAAGGACAACGGAATTGACGCCATGGCCTCCCAGAGTGAGCCGCTGGCCAACTTGGCCAAGACGCTGCCGTTCATTGCCCCTGAAGAGGAAGCTGCTTGATCGACCCTCGGATCAAGGATCTTCGTAACTTTCTGTTTCTGTGTTGGGAACACCTTGGGCTACCTGAGCCCACCCCGATTCAGTACCAGATTGCTGAGTATCTTCAGAACGGCCCGAAGCGACGAATCATTGAGGCTTTCCGTGGGGTCGGCAAGAGCTGGATCACCTCGGCCTATGTGGTCCATACGCTGTTGCTCGACCCCACCAAGAACATCCTGGTGGTCTCCGCCAGCAAGCAGAGGTCTGACGACTTCTCCACTTTCACCCTGCGGCTGATCGAGGAGATGCCGCTGCTGCAACACCTGCGGCCCAAGGAGAACCAGCGTAACTCCAAGATCGCCTTTGATGTCGGGCCGGCGCCGGCCAGCCATGCTCCCAGCGTGGTGTCCAAGGGCATCACCTCGCAGATCACTGGTAGCCGTGCCGACCTGATCATTGCGGACGATGTCGAGAGTTTGAACAACTCGGCCACGGTCAACCTGCGGGACAAGCTCTCTGAGACCATCAAGGAGTTTGAGGCCGTCATCAAGCCCGGTGGTCACATTGTCTACCTCGGTACCCCCCAGACTGAGCAGAGCATCTACAACCTGCTGCCTGAGCGTGGCTATGAGATCCGGGTGTGGCCGGCGAGGTACCCTGGGTCAAAGCAGAAGACCGGGTATGGCTCCAGGCTGGCTCCCCAGATCCTGAAGGACCTGGAGGCTACCCCGGAACTCGAGGGTACCCCGGTGGATGGCCGGCGGTTTGACGACCATGAACTGATGGAGCGAGAGGCCGCCTATGGGCGGTCTGGGTTCAACCTCCAGTTCATGCTGGATACGACCCTGTCTGACTTTGACAGGTACCCCCTCAAGATTAACGACCTGATGGTCATGAATTTGAACCCCGATGCCGGCCCTGAGAAGCCGGTATGGGCGGCTGACCCCAGCCTGGTTCTGTCTGATCTTCCCTGTGTCGGGTTCAACGGGGATCGCTACTACAGGCCAATGGCCTTTATAGGCTCCTGGATGCCCTATACGGGCTCCGTGATGGCGGTAGACCCCTCGGGCCGGGGAAGCGACGAAACGGCCTACGCGGTCGTAAAGGCTCTTAACGGGTTCCTGTATGTGACGGCCTGTGGTGGCCTGCTGGGAGGGTATTCTCCGGAAACTTTGTCCGAGATTGCCAAGGTCGTCAAGGACCACAAGGTCAACCTGTTGCTGGTGGAGTCGAACTTTGGTGACGGCATGTTCGACGAGCTTCTGAAGCCGTATCTGGCCAAGGAGCGTCCCGTGACCATCGAGAGTGTCCGGCATTCGATCCAGAAGGAACGACGGATCATCGACACCTTGGAGCCGGTCATGAACCAGCACAGGCTGATTCTGGACCGCAAGGTCATTGAGCAGGACCAAGCCTCGACGACCAAGTACCCCACCGAGCGTGCCCTGAAGTACCAGTTGATGTACCAGTTGAGCCGGGTGAGCCGCAGCAGGAACGCCTTGGACCACGATGACCGGCTGGATGTCCTGAGCATGGCCGTGGGCTACTGGGTACAGCAGATGGCCAAGGATGCCGACAGGGAGATTGTTAGCCGTAAGCAGGAGACCCTCCAGAAGGAACTGGATCGGTTCATGGAGAAATCCATTGGCCGGCCTGCCCGTGACCCTCGTAACTGGGTGGATCTGGACTTCTGAAAGGAACCCATGGCCGACAAGAAGAAACGACTGGAGATCCTGGAGACCAGGTACTCCAGGCTGTGCTGGAATGCCCTACAGGCCCTGTCGGTCTACGAGGAGTACCTGCTGGACCAGAAGACCTCCAAGGATGTGGCCAAGGCCATGCAGGAGTTGTTCAAGGATATCCCGGACAGTCTTGAGGAGTTGGAATTGGGTGACTTTACGGAGGCACCAACGCCTCCGGGGAACTCGTCTGACTCAGAATGAAGTTCTAGGTCAGATCCCTCCTGCAACCCAATACCAGTGTGTTTGGGGGGTAGGGGGGAATCTGTCTGATCTAGAATGAATGATGGATAAGACAAACCCAGTAAATACAAGGTAATACACCTGTATGCGATCTGGTATATCTGTATGAATATACAGATATCAACAACTGTAGTTGATTTGATCCCTTCCATAAGGAACAACCATGGCTTCCCGTAGTAACCTCCGTATCTCCTCGGCTTGCAAGGGTAAGTCCCTGAACAAGCCTTTCAGGACCCCAGGAGGACCGAAGAAGTCTGCGGTCTGTGTGAAGGATGGGAACTCTGTTGTGGTTGTTCGGTTTGGAGACCCCAACATGAAGATCAAGAAGCACATTCCAGGCCGTCGTAAGAACTTCAGAGCCCGACACAACTGTGACAATCCTGGTCCGAAGACTGGGGCACGGTACTGGTCTTGCAGGGCTTGGTAACCAAGGAACCCAGAGATGCCCAAGAAGGTCCATGATCTCGCCATGAAGCTCCAGAAGAAGGGCTACAAGGAGTCCTCGAGCTGGGCTATTGCCAATGCCGCCATGAAGAAGAAGCTGAAGCGGAAGAAGTGATGCCCAGGAACTACCGACAGGAGTACGACAGGTACCATAGTCGTCCAGAGCAACGCAGGAACCGAGCCAGCCGTAACAAGGCCCGTCGTCTTATGATCAAGAAGCATGGACGACAGGCCCTCGAGAATCAAGACATTGACCATGTTGATGGAGACCCCACCAACAACTCAATGCAGAACCTGAAGATCACGACCAAGAAGTACAACCGCAGTAAGCGATAAGGAGATCAACATGCCAGGAGTAGGCGGCGAAGGCGAAGAATTTGGCGGAGAAGAAGGCGGTGGAGCAGAGTCTCTGGGCTCCGTGAGTGCCGAAGGTCTGCGTCTGAGCCAGCAGAGGAACACCAAGGTTCGACGGATCAAGTCAACCGTCAAGACCAAGACCCTGTCAGCCATGGCTAACCGTGGTCAACTGCGGATCCGAAAGAAGAGGCTTGCTAATGGCCGATGAACCCCCGATTGGCCCAGGTCAGGAACAGGGAGGAGCTGAGGGACCCATGGTTGGAGGCTCCTTTGCTGACCAGTCTCGAGCGATTCGTACTCGTCACCTTGGTAACTCCATGGGTATCGGTGCACTGCTGATGACTCTGCTTCACTTGCTGATGAACCCAGACGAAGAGGAGCACCTGAACGATGCCAAGGAAATCCCGGCAGACCCGCAAGAAGTCCCGACGCATGACCCGAGCCTCCGCCGGCTCGCCATCAGGTCAACCGAAGTACCGCCTGCCGACCCGGGTCTTGATCCACGGTATCGAAATCCCCGTCGTTCACTCAGAGTGTCCGGGTGACGACGACGCCATGGGGATGTTCGTAAACTTCCCCTCTCCAACCATCTACATCAATCCCCGTCTCAACAAGACGGCCGCCATGTCCACTCTGTTCCATGAGTGTCTGGAAGCCATTGGTGTCCTGTACAACCTGGAGTTGACCGAGAATCAGGTCTGCACGCTTGAGGTGGAACTGCCGATGCTCCTCAAGCAGAACCCGGGGTTGCGACCAATCTGCCGAAAAATCTGAGCGGCTTTATGAAATTGGACAGTGGCGGAAATCCCCCGTCACCCCTAGTCACCCTCGGCCACTCGCGGTCGCCCCCGGTTATCGGACGCTGACCCGTGGTGCCCATGGCCGGCGTGGGTGGCCCGTGGTGGGGCCTGGTTATCGGACGTTTACCATGGTAAACTGCCGGCATGCCGTGGCCGTTCCCGCGTCCGTTTACGCTTGCCAGTTTATTTCGAGAATCCGCATGGTATCCCCTTGACATGCTGGCCGGATGCGGTACTATGCGGTTGTCGGTGGATCCTCCAGCGACCGGACCCGGACGACCCGGGGCACTCACAGGAAAGGATACTGACATGAGCACGGAAACGAATGACAAGCCGAAGGCCTCGAAGGTGTGGAGCGTGACGAAGAGGGCGGCCGCGATGCTGACGACGGCCGCGGCGAAGGCGGCGGGACACTTTCGCGAGGCGGACGGGGCGACCATGGCCGCCGCCCGGATCATCGCTGACGTCTTCGACCGGGTCGACGGCCTGACGTATGATCGCTGGTCCGTCTACTTTGCCGATGCGGACCGTGACGTACTCACGCCCTCCCGCGTCTCTCAATTCCGAACGGCGGCCGTGGTGGAGCGGGCCGCTGGCGTTCCCCTCACGTCCGAGCGTCAAGCCCGGGACCTCGCCGCGTCACTGAAGGATGACGGGGTCGACCTGCACGACGGCGACGCTGTCCGGCGTGCCATCGCGGCCGACGGTGGCGTGTCCGCTCGCGTCATGAAGTATCGCAAGGGCAAGACTTCCGCCCCTCGTGCGTCGAAGGATGCCCCGTCCAAGCCCACGCCGGCAACGGTTGCGGATCCGGTGGTGGCCGTCGACGATGCGGTGGCCATGATTGTGGCGGCGTGCCGCGGGAACCGTGAGACGCTGGCCCTCGTCGCTGACAATCTGGCCCGGCACGCTGAGGCCGTCCGCCGGATGGCCAAGCCCGGACCCGTGGCCACCGCCCCGGCTCCCATCGGCAAGGCTACCCGGAAGGTTCCCGCATAACTCCGGCCGACAATCTGCCGCACTACTCGCCCCTCCATGGGAAACCATGGGGGGGCTTTCGCATGCGCAGGCCATCCAGGGCCGACCCAGGTCTAGCTCGTCCAGGCCGGGGCCACCCTGGGCCGCCCGCGAATGCGTGATAGTGGAGTGATAGTAATCAGGGCGGCATCAGGCCGGCGGCAGGCTTCAGGCGGCGTCTTTACCATGGTAAACCCTCGGCCCTCTCTGGCCGGCCCGGACGCAGCAGCGGGCATCCTCGGCCCTCTAATGGCCGGCTGTGGGTAGGGGTAACTTTGGGGTGTGATCGCGGCCGGCCGGCGTCAGAATCTGGAAGATAAACTTCCAGATTTATTTGTCGGGCTCGTCTATAAACTTGACAAGCCTGCATGGATCCCATATTATACATGCAGGTCGAGGAGCGTCCTCGGCCGACACTCACAGGACCGCCGAGTTTACCATGGTAAACCGGCACTCACAGGAGACAGCCATGAAGATCACTCATTGGATCATCCGGATCGAGACCGCGTGGAGACGCCCTTCTCAGCACTCGCACGGTTATTGGCTCAAGAGCGGTGGAGAACTGCGTCAGACATTCATCGCCTACGACGATGGGTCCAACTCTGGATTTGCCACGACCACGGCCAACGAGGCCGTCATGTTCCTCTCCGCGAACATTGCTCCGGGGGATCCCTGCGGATGGACTTGCATGGATCAGGCCGAGTACGACCGTCGAGTTTGCGACGGCGACCCTGATGGCGGCATCCGGTTCATCGTCAAGGAGTATTACGACGATGCGTGCCCTCGTACCCTCGAACACGGCAGTTGGTAATCAACCCCAAACCCACAAGGAGACAATCATGTTCGTCGTGCACTTCATCGAATACCCTCGTCCGGACGCGGTGGACACTTACCCGATTCCTCGCCCACCGATGGGCGGCGACCTCGGACCGCAGTATGCCCTGATTCGGTTCTCCAAGATCATGGAGGGCATGGGCGTCTCGAATGTGGTTCATCCGCTCTACATCACGACCAAGGACGCGGAGGGTGGGGAACTTGTTCACGCCGTCCATGTGGACGAAGACGGATGCTGGTCCGTCGTTGAGCACTCTTGACTAACCATCAACACAAGGAGAATCACCATGTCAGGCATTCTTTCCATCTTTGCACTCGTTCTGCTGGCCATCGCGGCCGGCGTCGCCATCTACGGCATCTTCGGTCTCGTCTTCGGCAGCTCCGAGGACCTCAAGTCAGCCGGGGTTTACCGTGGTAAACTCGACCTGTCCGAGGTCTACCGTGACCCCATCGGCTTTGAGCCCCACGGTTCCCGGGACACCTTCGTTCCGACCGAGGTTGACACCATGTCATCCGATGAGTTCATCGCAGACCTGGAGCGTCGCGTCAATACCGACTTCATGGGAGTCGCGCAGCGGGCTTGCATGAAGCGAGCCTTGACCATGCTTGTTGGGGCGTGTGAGCTTCTGGATCAATGCGTTGACAGGCTCCCATGTGACATCGACAATGAAGACCTCGTCAACAAGGTCTCCAACTGGCTTGTTCGTGGACATCAGGACTGACACCTTTACCGTGGTAAATCCACAAGGAGAAGCATCATGCAACGCACACCCCGTAAGCCGGCCGGCTACACACTTGACAACGGTCACGGAGTCCCGTCTCATCTTCAGACGACTCATGGTCGCTGGATTGAAACGCCGAAGAATTACCACAGGCGTGACGACGGTCTCATGAGTCACAAGTTCTGGCGTGGCGAGTGGTACGAGACGCCTTCCATTGGAGACCTGGAGAACTGGCTGTGTGACGGCATCTGCGAGACCCCGGACGGCGACATGGTCGAGCCGGATCACCCTCGTAGCTGGATCATGATCATCGGACTCATGTGAACTTTACCGTGGTAAATCCACAAGGAGAACTGCAATGCCATTCGTCAACAATCGCTCCGCCGCCTACCACTGGGACGAGGTCCAGTCCATGGATCGAGTCACGGATGATGGCGGCATCATCTGGTACGACTGCTCCAGCCATGGTGGCTTCGGCTTGACCAAGCCGATCTACGATGAGATGCCGCAGCACTTCAAGAATCTGTCCTTTTCAAACGACCAGTTCTTCGAGGAGGATTGCTCGTTCTGTGCGGTGGTTCTGTGGCAACCGTTCCTGTTCAAGGACAGGCCGGAGATCGTCAAGGCTGCCGTGTATGCGTACTTCGACAATTACCACCGCAAGGCATCGACTCGTTTCTCTGATGGGGACCTGTTCAATGTCATTCGGAACATCTTCTCTTGCTTCAAGTTCGAGCCTGTGTTGGGCTCGATTGCTGCTCGGTTCGGTGAGTGACTCACACAAGGAGACATTTCATGAGCGTCAACAACAGTTCGCACGACTTCTACTGGACGAACAAGAAGCGTTCGCTCCAGCGGTACCTTCAGCCAGGCCAGACATTCCGGCTTCGGTTGCTCAAGGAAACCGAGGATCCGCCGGCGTTGCAGGCCCAGATTGTCGGGCCTGACATGGCCGGCCGGCCCACGGAGACCGACTGGTACGACATCGACTCTTTCTTCAAGGGCCTCACGGCATGGGTGCAGGGCGACCTGATCCAGACCGCGTTGCCCCAGGTCAGCAAGAGTGACCGGGAGTTCATCAAGACCGGCATGTCCAACGCTGACTGGGAAGTCATGACGAAGGGTTGACCTTGGAGTACATCAACCCTGTGTACCGTTGGTTGATCTACGCCTGGCTTGCCATGGTCATCTTGGGTCTAGCCTGCTTCGCAGGTGCCCTTGATCAACTTGACAAGTGGCGTCGATCATGAGACAATACATGCACTAGAGCGTATCTAGTGCACCAGCCAAGGTTTACCATGGTAAACCGCATTCACAGGAGATCACCATGTCTGCTACTGTTTCACTCACGCAGTTGCCATCAGGCAACCCCTACGCTCGCCTCAATGGGGCCTGGGACCGCCGCATGCCGTACACCGAGGCCATCAAGATCTGGCGTCGGATCAGCGGCGGCGACTACCTGACCCCGCCCGACGGCAACTCCAAGTTGCTCAAGGGTTCCGCCTCGGGCTGGCAGACGCTCAGTCTGTCGCTCGCCCCGGCCGACATGTCTGGCATTGATGTGTGCCCATGCTCGACCGAGGAGTGCCGCATGTCTTGCATCGGCCACTCGGCCGGCAATGCCAAGCGGTTCAAGACCGTGATTGATTCACGCATCGCCCGCACCCGGTTTCTGTTCAAGTACCCGGAGGAGGCCATGGGAATCATCAAGCACGAGCTTGAGTCCTGGGTTCACAAGAGTCGCAAGCGTGCTGTTCGGCTCAACACCTTCAGCGACATTGCGTGGGAAGTGCTCAACCCTGGACTGCTGGTTCACGCCCAGCACCTCGGTTATCGTGTGTACGACTACACCAAGATCGCGGCTCGGGTCCTCCGACCCTTCAAGGGCTACGACTTGACCATGTCCTACAGCGGGCACAACTGGGCAGAGTGCGAGTCCGTCTTGCGGTTAGGCGGGCGTGTCTCCATGGTGTTTGCCGGCTGGTTCCCGAAGCAATACGCAGGCTACCCCGTCATCGACGGTGACGAGCACGACCTGCGTTTCCTCAACCCCAAGAACTGCATCGTCGGCCTCAAGCTCAAGGGCGTCTCGCCCGACAAGGCTGGCTGCTTTGCGGTCAAGGAGGACACTGTTGCCGCCTGAACCGGCACTCATTGCGTCGTTGATTGAACGCATCTATGAGCTCCACTTGGAGGGCAAGTACGACCGTATCGTCCCGCTCATCATCATGCTGGACAACATGAACGGCGAGTACTACATCTCCAACGCCGAGGAGCAGTTCCTCGGGCTCATCAGAAGCAGGATCTAACCCAACAAGGCGGGGTGCGCATGCCTCAAATAACGCACTTTACCATGGTAAACCCAGGCATTCACGAACTTCTTCAGTCGTCAGTTGATCGCCTTATTCAGGTCGGTTCTGGCATGGCACAGACTGCTCGCAGATCCAAGGCAAGCAAAGCCTCGGCTCAACAATGGTGGTTCGCTATGCAGGACTTCATCAACGCCACCGATCAACTCATGGAGTTGCGTCGGAAGGACAGTGAGGACGCGGTATGAAATACCTCTCAGTCTGTAGCGGCATCGAAGCCGCATCGGTTGCATGGCATGACCTGGGATGGTCCCCGGTCGGCTTCAGCGAGATCGAGTCGTTCCCGATCTCGGTGCTCAAGCATCACTACCCGAATGTCCCCAACTACGGAGATCTCAATGAGCAAGCGTCGTGGCCACTCGAAGCAGGATCAGCCGACCTTGTGGTCGGAGGAACGCCCTGCCAAAGTTTCTCAGTCGCCGGCAAGCGTGGCGGTCTCGATGACCCCCGAGGAAGAGTTATGCTCTCGTACCTTGGGCTGGTTGAGCGTGTCCGACCGCGATGGGTCGTCTGGGAGAATGTCCCAGGAGTGCTTACCTCTGACGAGGGACGGGACTTTGGCTCCCTCATCGGGGCGTTGGGCAACATGGGGTATTGGGTTAGCTGGAGGGTTCTTGACGCTCAATGGTTCGGAGTTCCCCAGCGACGCCGTCGTGTCTTCGTTGTCGCAAGTCTTGGAGACAACCGTGGAGCCCAAGTACTGTTTGACGGCCAAAGCCGCTTCGGGAATCCTCCTGCGAGCGGAGCGTCGAGGCAAGGCAATAGTGGAGCCATTGCGGACTGCGCTGCAACAGTCAGCAGCAAGTGGCACAAGGGATCAGGAGGTCCGTCAGGAGACGAGTGCCAGAACCTGACGGTCTTCCGCAAGTCTCGTCGTGCTCAGTCGTCAACAGACGACGAGACCTGGGTGCCGGCTGCCGTGGCCAACACCCTGAATCAGTTCGATGTTGGCGAACGGGATACCCATGGAGTCGTTCAAGACCTTCGGGTCCGTCGCTTGACTCCTCGTGAGTGCGAGCGACTCCAGGGTTTCCCGGATGATTGGACGCAGGTTCCCCATCGTGGGAAGCCTGCGGCTGATGGTCCGAGGTACAAGGCCATCGGCAACAGCATGGCTGTGCCTGTTATGCGATGGATTGGGCAGAGAATCTGCAAGTTTGACCGCATGTGGACTTGACAAGCGTAGTCAGTCTGGTACATTACATAGATCACAGGGACTGAACACCCGACAGCCCCGCCCATTGGTAAGAGTTTACCATGGTAAACCTCGGGTTCAGGAGAAGCTACTCATGGCAACTATTGATGTGAACATCCCGGATTCGGCGTTGGAGGCAATGGCAGAGAAGATCGCGCCGCATGTTGAGGGCCGTGTCAACGCGGTTTACCGCACGACGGACAAGTTTGAGGACCTGGAGGTCATGGTCCAAGACATCGAGTCTCGCTTCGACGACTTGGAGCAATCTGTCGAGGAGATCCAGGCCGACGAGTGCGTGAGCAGGGACGAGTTCAATGACCTCGAGACTCGTGTGGACGATCTTGAGAGTGCGAACAATTTGGAGGCACGAGTCGAGTCTCTGGAAGAGGCCCATGTACACCCGGACTATTTGAATAACTTGATCGTCCGTGTGTCCGACCTCGAGAAGCGTCTCGAAGACTTTGCCGCAGCAATCCGTTCTGCCACCGACCGCATCAACCACATCACCCTCTAACTCAAACACAAGGAGCACTGCAATGAACCGTTTCTCTCGTCAAACCAACGCCGTCCCCACCCGTCTGCCGTGGGGTTCACAATACACCATCTCTGACATCGACAACATGCCTGTCCCAGCAGCCACCTCGTCATACCAGCCTGTTCCGCAGGGCACGCTGTTCCACCTGTGGACCGACCGGATGTCCAAGGCCGGCTACATGCTGACCGATGACGAGCACTGGGTGACCAACGACAAGGATGTCTTCATCTCCAAGGTTCGTGTCACGGCACCCTGGCTGGCCTCGGGCAGAGAGTTCGCATGGGAGGCAGCCATGATCAACTCGTACAACCGACAGGTTGCCATCAAGAACGCCGTCGGTGCCAATGTGTTCGTCTGCACCAACGGCTGCCTGTCGGCCGAGTACATGATGCGTACCAAGCACACCAGTGGTGTCTGGGACCGGCTCAACATGTACATCGAGCGATGCGTCACGACCTTTGCCGTCCGTGCCAAGGCCATCAACAACCTGTTCGATGGCTTCATGAACACGGACGCCAGCAGTGACCGCCAGGTTGACCATGTGGTCTGCCGGGCGTACCGGGAGAACATCATCCCGGCCTCCGGCATCGGTCAGGTGCTGGATCACTGGCGTCGCCCGGAGCACGCGGAGTTCAAGGACCGAAATGTGTGGTCCCTGTACAACGCCTTCACCTCCTACGACCGTGGTCGTAACATGTTCGAGCGTGGTACCCGCACCAACCGGATCCAAGAGATCCTGAAGGACGAGTTCAAGGTCAACGAGGCTCTGCCGCAGGAGATTGCGAACACTCTCTGATCCCCAAACCCAGGCTGCTGGGGTATAATCACTCCAGCAGCTTCTCCCTGTGAGTGGCCCCTCCCGTCGTAACTGACGGTGAGGGGCTTTTTATTTACCATGGTAAACTCGTCCCCCATTTACCATGGTAAACTCAGTAACTACCAAAGGGGACCATGAAGAAGACCAAGACTCAGACGCAGGTCAACAAGGAAATGGTGGACGAGGGCCGTAACCGCCACTGGGCCAAGATTTCCAAGGCCCAGCGGATCGGCATCGAGTCAACGACTCCGGCAGGCTCGAGGCTGCTGTCCGAGGCCGTCCCCAAACTCAACAAGCGAATCAAGCGGTGGATCTACGAGTCCCAGCACAAGCCTGGCCGGCGTCACCGGGCCTTGGCTTACATGGAACAACTTCCATCCGATGTCATTGCCGGCCTGACCTGCCAGTGCATCATCGACTGCATCAGTCAGAACCGGAAGATTGTCGCCACAGCATATCAGGTTGCCAAGTTGCTCGAGGACGAGGTCAAGTTCCGACACATTCAGGACA